CGGCGGCGGCAGCGTCGTGCAGGCGCACAAAGCCACGGTTGATAGTGCAAGCAGCATCGGCTTGAACGGGCACATAGACGGGAACCTCCCTGATGATGGTTTCGCCCTTCTCGCGGACGACGCGGACGCGGTCGACGTACTGGGTGACGACCTTGAGGGTGGCTTGCGCCTGCCGCTCGCGGATTGCGGCGACCTGCAGGGTCTGCTTCTGGACGGCGGCGTCCCGCTGGGCTTGAACGTGGCCCGCACCCTTGACCCAGCCGAAACCGATCAATGCAGCTGCGAGCAGGACAAGGGCCAGCCAGCGGTACGGCCACGAGATCAGGTTCATGGCGCTTCCCCGATGCACTCGCGGTACTCGGCCTCGCGCCGTGTGGCCAACCCGCCGCACAGGCGGGCATTGGCAGGCAGCGCGCAGTCCTTGCCCTGGAAGAAGCGCCAGCGCAGCAGCTCGGCACAGGCTCCGGCGTAGTCCTCGGCGTTGAGTTTTCTCACCAGCGTGGACTGGCAGAACGCGCGGCCGCCGACGTTGTAGGAGAAGCTCGCCAGCGCGTCGTACTCGTGCTGGGCCAGCGGCACGGTCACGCATTGCTTGAGCGCGCCCTCGAACTGCTGGACATCCGTGAGCGCGCGGGCCAGTGCCTTCGGCGGCGTGGTGGTGTCGCCCAGCTTCACGTCGGTGGTGGTGCCAAAACCAATGGTCGGCACATCGCCCTTGACCGGAATCACCGCGCGCTCGGTGTAGCCCTCGCGCAGCACGATGCCGACCAGGGCGGCGGCGGACAGCGTCAGCGCGGCCACAGTGCGTCTTTGCAGTGGCCGGATCATCGGTGCATCTCCGGCTGCGCCACGATGCGGGCCACGGTCGCGCCGATGCTGGCAGCGAAGGCCAGCAGCACGAATGCGCCACGCGGCAGCACGTCGCCAAACAGCGGCACCACCACTTCAGCTGCGGTGAAGGCGGCTGCCAGCAGCGAGAAGCGGATGCTCCATGCACGACGCAGCACGCGCCGCCAATCGGCCAGCAGACAGAGCTTGGGCTGGGTGGTCATGGCGCACCGCCCATCAGCTTGAGCTTGATGGCGGCACCAATGAGCAGTGCGGCCAAGATGCCGGTGGTCACGACCTTGACGGTGGTCTGCCACGCGGTACGGCGGGCATCGCGCCACGCTTCGAGCAGATCGCGCAGCTCGTGGATGTCTTTCGCGGCGTGACCGTTTTCGAGGCCGAGATGGGCGAGGCAACGCTCGGCTCCAAGTTCAGCGGCGCGGTCGAGCAGTTCGTCGAAGTCCTCTTTGCGCAGAAGCAGCATGTTCTCCACCAGGACGGCGGGCGCTTGTTGTTCGGATTCGGTCATTGCAGGTCTCCAGAAATGCGAAACCCGCCTCGTGGGCGGGTTCAGGGGTTGGTGAAGCGGTGTCAGATGGCGATACCGGCGCTCCAGCCTGCCGACTTGTAGGCCGAGAGTACGGCCTCGTCCTCGATGTAGCAGAGCCAGCCCACCTTCGGCGTGTGGTACTCCCAGGTGCTCGCTACCCGGACGGCGATCTGATTGGTCTTGCCTACCCAAACGCCGGTGGCGGCGGCAGGAATGATGTACCGGTCGCCGTCGACCGGACTGGCCGGCGGCGTGGTCAGATCACGATCCTTGACCGAGAGCCCGACCACCGCGCCCAGTCGCTTTAAATTCGCGTCCATGCTGGTATTCCAGCCCGACTCACCGAGCGTCCAGCCGTAGGTGAGTCCGAGATTCGGATCAGTGCTTGCCATCAGATGCCTCCGTAGTATTTGCCATAGTTCAGGCCGTACCCCGCGCGGTCGACGCTGCGGGTCTGTTTCTGCCAACTGGTGTAGCCGGCGCGTACCGCTTCGATCTCGACCTTGAATTTGCCGTTGATGCGGCCCAGTCCGCTGTCGGTCGCCTCGTCAGCAGTGAGATACGTCCAGGCGGTCGTGGTGAGTCCGGTCAGGGTTTTCTGGAGGGCGTTGTTCTCGTTGTAGACGCGCACTGTGTAGGTCACGCCGGCCTCCGGGCCGATGTTGCCCTCGGACTGCGTCACCAGATACACGCTCTGTTGCATCCGGTCGCGATGAGACCAGGTGAGCGCCATCTGGCCGAGAATCGCGGTCGGCCACATCACGTTGTTCACCCGGACATTCCCCGGCGGATAAGGCCGGATCATTCGGCCGGCGAAGGTGTAGCTGTCGGCGGTCGCGGCCGATTCAGCCAGTCGTCCGAGACCGGTCGCCGGCAGCATCTTGACCTGCAACGACTCGCCGGAGAGGTATTGCTCTGTGACCAGCGCTTCCAGGGTATCGGCGAACCAGATGCGCGCCGATGCCAAGTGCGGTGTTGGTACCGTATCGAGTACGCCGCGCTCCACCGTGACGGTGCCGGCCACCAGATTGATCGCCTTGATCGCCACGATCTCGTTGTCGAGGTAGGCGTAGGTGTCGAGCTTCACGAGGTCCATATCTTGGCCGTTGCCGATGGCGAGCACGGTCGTCTGCTCGTCGATGGCATTGGTCACCGTCGCATTGGGGGTGAAACCCATCGTGTCCACCTCGGCAAACGCGGCGCTGCCCTGGCGCGTGAGCAGCTTGACGTTGAGCGAATCGCCGGAGGGGCGACTCGCACAGGCCACTAGCAGTCCGCCTTGGGGATCGAGCTCATTCTGCGCGGTCGCCGATTCGCCGACCACCCGCTTGACCACGGTCCACCACGGCGCTTCGCCCAGTCGGCGATACGGCACCTGAGCCGGCGAAGTCAGCGGCGACACCCACGAGGTCGGGGTCGGGGACACGTAGGACGCGGACGGCAAGCCGAAGATGTCTTCGACACATTCGATTCGCGCCCGGCCGTCGGTCAGCGTGCCATACGATATGCGCACGACACGCATCACCAGTTGGGCCACGCCCAGTTCTGGCCACGTGAACTTAAACACGTCGCCGATGTTGAGGTTCGATGCCTGCCGATTGGCGATCAGCGTCGCCTTGGCCAGTGGCACCGACAACTGCTTGAGGTCACCCAGCGCCACGCGCGACGCCAGACTGCCATTGCTAATGCCCGGATAGTCGACCGTGGCCGAGGACACCACGCCGCCCGCCAGTTCCAGCGCGGCCAGGTCATGCACCGTGATCGCGCCATCCTTGTCGGTAGAACGATCACGATAACGAACGGTGATCTGATTGACGAGTTCCGATTCCGAGGGCCGCGAGAAGCTCTCCAGTTCCAGAATGTTCGAGACATCGAGCACCAGGAGGCTCCCGACGTTGTAGTCGGCCCGGGCCAGTTTCAACACGAATTTCCCGGTACGCGGATGGACGTAGAGCGTGCCATCGATGTGCCGAAGTATCTCGGCGATGAATTCTTCCAGCGGCTGCTCGCGCTCCCATAGCAAGGACAGCCCGTACTGCTCCGAAGCCAGGGTATTCGCGGCGGTCTGGAAACTGGTCGCGTCGATTTCGCTGGCCGCGTAACCCAAACCCCACGTGGCGTTGTTCAAGCACTCGTAGATGATGTGCGCCGGATTGGCGTCGCCATTGATGTAGCCGCTCCCCAGCGCCGCCGGTGCCGGGATGCGCCGGGCCTCGATGCTCCAGGGCTTGATGTAGGGGTTCATCGCCGAGAGCTGGCACTGCTGGGCGATGATCGACACCACGCCCCGGAAGGCCGGAATGACGCTGCCGAGCTTCTGTTGCAGGTAACCCGATACCGTTTCCGCCGCACCGCCCATCTTGATTTCGATATAGCCCTGGACGCCGCCCTCGCGCGAATCCCCGCCGAACAGTTCCGGGGCATTGACGTAGAGGGTCTGCGAGGACGTGACGCTGCCGCTCCAAGCCGTGCGTTCGCCGACGATGATGCGCGTCACTGCGTCCACCGGCCCGTGGCAGATCGCCAGGTGCAGGCCCGCGTAATAGCGATGACCGACGACATAGGATGACGAACCGCCGCCTTTTCCGCCGCCGCCCATTTACGCGCTCTCCTGCGATTGCCGCTGACGTTCGCGCATCTGTTCAACTTCGTCGGCCAGCCGGGCCGCCATCGCATCACCCGTCGCGCGCAGCCACTCGGCGGTCACGCCGTGCTGCCGGAAGTCGTCGAAGGTCACGCCATCACGCGGGAACCACTTGCGCAGGCCGGCATTGCAATAGCCGAAGGCCTTGGCGTCGTCGTGCGTCACAATCATTTCTTGCCTCCACTCCCGGACGACTGGCGAATCTCGGTGGTCTTGACGTCGCCGTACCAGACCACGTTGGCCTGACGGATGACGCGCGTGCCGAACAACACCGGAATGGGTTTGCCGGATTCCGCCACCGGCACATCGAGGTTTCCCGGCGTGGCGGAAGCGGGTTTGGGCGGCTTCGGCGCAAGCAGCATGCCGATGACCGTGGTGATGACCCAGATCGCGATCTGTACCCACATGGTGTTGCCCTCAGACGATGGAATCCCCGGCGAAGGGGTTCTTGGCGGGAATCCAGGGAAACCCACCGAAGTTAAGACTGTTGCCAAACTTGGACTGACAAGTGGCGAACGTCCGGTCGCAGCCAGCAAAGGCCTCGAACGCCACGCCCATGGCCAGACCCGGCAGCACTGCCGAGAGCGTGATGGTGTCGCCCGAGTGGTTGGTGATCATCCGTGGCACCCCGGCCACACGCAGGTAGCCGCCGGTCAGCCAGCCCGATGCCTGCGTGAGAAACGTGCTCGAGGTGACGTTCAGTCCGGAGAAGGACGCCACCGTGCCGGCGAGCTTGTAGGCCTGGTTGTTCACCCCGCAGCCCGGATCGAATAGCGCGTGGCGGCACCCCGTCTGGTAGTGGGCGCGCAGCCCCGGCCGTTTCAGCGCCGTAAAGATGGACTCGCAGCGAATCTTGGCAGCGCTGCCGGCGAACACGACGGAGGCCACGCGCCCCTTCCACCAGGTGATGTATTCCGAGTCACCGAGGTGGTTGCGGAACACCGTGAGCGATACCACGCCGTTGGGACGGGCCGCCGCGAAGAGTTGCGCCACGGCGAAGTCCCGCGCGCACTCGAGGTCGATGCCGTTTCGGGCGAAATCGGGCGACTGCTCGACGGCCGAGCGGCGGATCACCGCCGGCTGATAGCTCTCGACCTGATAGGTGATCGCCTCGCGGCCACTCGTCACCGTCCATACCTGCTGGCCGAGGACGAAGCGATAGAGTTCCACCGGCTGGCCGGCAGCCGCCGAGATTTCCTGCGTGTTGTAGCTCATGAGGGTGTCCGGTCAGGCTTTCACGGAGAGCATCGGTACTGAGGCCTCCGCGACACTGTCGGTTTGCCAGTTGAGTTCGATCTGGTCGGCATCGAGCCGAGTCTTCTCGAGGAAATAGATGGCGACCCAATCCTCGGGATTGGCATCGAAGCCGAAGGACTGATTGATCGTCATCACCTCCTCGTCGCCGATGGTGCCGGCACCGAATCCCTGAATGGTGCGGAAGTACCACGTGCCATTCTTGTGCAGGAAGGCCGCCTCGGTGCGTCCCGGCATCGGATTGAAGTACAGGGCATAGCCGCGAGAGGCCACGGTCATCACCGTCTGGTTGGAGAGGATTTTCTTGGTGGGGACAATGGAGGCTTCCCAGGTCGGATGCCAGAACGCCGTCAGCCGTCCCGCCCGCGCGGCCAGCCAGCCCCGGAAGGCGGCGATCTCACTGCGGCTCTTGAAGATGTAGTCGAAGGCGCGTCGCACGAAGGGCCGCGCGGCGTGGTCATCCACCGCCGTGATGCCGGTGTCGAAATCGAGCACTTCGGCCAGTCGCCGGTAATCCGTCTCAACATCGCGCACCCGGTTCGGCCGCGTCGTCCAGACCGCTGTCGAGTTGAA